ATGAGAAAGATGTATTTAAGACAGCTATAGAAATAAACCAGCAGTGGGTTATAGAACATGCAGCAGACAGACAGGCATTTATTTGTCAGTCACAATCTGTTAATGTATTTGTTCCAGCTGATGTTCACATCCGTGAACTACATGACATACACATGTTGGCTTGGCAACGTAAACTTAAAACACTATATTACTGTAGGTCTGAAGCTATCAAGCGAGCTGAACTAGTATCACAGAAAGTAGAAAGAACAATCATTCCCGAAGCGGAATGTCTATCATGCGAGGGATAATGAGAAACTTATTTAAAGAACGTACACACTACAAACCATTTGATTACTCATGGGCATTTGAATCCTATGAGATGCAGCAGAAGATGCACTGGCTACCATCTGAAGTATCTCTACATGAAGATGTAAGAGACTGGAATGAGAGACTAACAGAACCTGAGAAGAATCTTATCAATCAGATACTTAAATTCTTTACTCAAGGTGATGTTGATATAGCTAAAGCTTACCTTGATAAGTACATGCCTAAGTTTAAATCACCTGAAGTAAGGATGATGTTAACTTCCTTTGCTGCCAGTGAGGCTAACCATGCTCATAGTTATTCTATGCTCAATGATACACTGGGTCTACCTGAGTCAGAGTTTAAAGCATTCCAAGAATACAAAGAGATGGCAGACAAACACAAGTATCTATTCAAAGATAAAGGTAAAGGTACTGAAGGGCTGGCTAGAGACATAGCCTGTTTCTCAGCATTTGGTGAGGGGCTACAACTGTTCGCTTCCTTTGTTATGCTTCTTAACTTTCAACGCTTTGGACGTATGAAGGGCATGTGTCAGATAGTAACATGGTCAATTAGAGATGAGACTCACCATGTAGAAAGCATGATTAAACTGTTCAAGGAAATGATTAAAGAGAACCCTGAGATTTGGACAGAAAAATTTAAAGCCAGTATCTACCAACAATGTAGAGATATGGTTGAGCTAGAAGATAAGTTTATTGACCTAGCATTTGAGCAAGGTGGTATACGTGGGCTAGAACCTAAGCAAGTTAAGCAATACATTAGATACATTGCTGACCGTAGGCTGCTACAACTATCATTAAAACCTAATTACAAAGTAAAAGATAACCCGTTAGAGTGGCTAGACTGGGCACAAAATGGTGTTGAACACGCTAACTTCTTTGAGAATAGAGCAACAGAGTACAACAAAGGAACAATTACTGGTACACTATGGACTTAAAGTACCCGTTTTAGAAGGATAAATATATGTTTATAAATGATATAGTAGGAACAGACGAAGACCAAGAGGTTAAACTACCCAATACATCTAAGCAATTAGTAAAGTTATTGAATGAGATATACCCTGAGTCCTCTCCCAACATCTCTGATGAGGTGAAAGATATGTATTTCAAAGCTGGTCAACGTGATGTTGTCAGGTTCTTAAACGAATTAGTAGAGAGAGACAAGTAATATGTGTGGTTCTAGAGGCGGTATGGGACGTGGTATCGACATGCTAGAAGACATGGGTGCAGTCAGTAAAACTGGTAGTAGTAAAGACTTAGAGATATCACAGGCTGACCTTGAAGATGATAAAGCACCAGCTAGTGGTACTAAGCGTAGTAAAAAGAGTAAAACAAAAAGCTCTTCAAGGGCTACAACCACGAGTGGTACTAACCCATTAAATAAGTCAAACACTGGCTTATCAATATACAGGAGCTAATATGTGTGGAATGTTATTCACCGAAGGTGACAATGTTAAAAGAATGTACAAAGACTCTACACCTGTTGGACAGGTAATCCGTAATGCAGACAGAAGAAATGCCGAGAAAGATAAGAACAGAATGAGAGATGAAGAGTTAGCTATACAGAAAGATAAGAGAGAAACTTACGGAAGCACCCGTAAACCCTTCGACAATACTAATACTGGATTAAACATTTACAAATCATAGGAGACAACATATATGTGTATGGGAAGCCCAAAGGTGTCAGCACCTGAACCAGCTCCAGCTCCAGCTCCAATAGCTTCACCAGCTGGTGATGACTTAGCTCCTACAGTTAAGACTTCTATTGATAAAGAGTCTGAAGAGGAAAAAGCTAAACGAGTTAAAAGACGTGGTACTAAATCATTACAGACTGGGTCAGGATTAAACATTCCTACAAGTGGCTCAGGTCTTAATATTTCTTAATGGAATACAATATGCAAGCCAACACTACAGCCAAAGAACGCTACAATAAATTAATAGAGAACAGGCAACATTATCTAGATAGAGCCCGTGAGTGTTCTGAAATTACAATCCCTTCATTAATCCCCGACGACGGCTTTGAGTCCAGCTCAGAGTTATATACCCCATTTCAATCAGTAGGTGCACGAGGTGTAAACAACCTAGCATCTAAACTTCTATTACTATTACTTCCACCTAATGCCCCATTCTTTAGGCTATCACTTAGTGGTGCATCTAAAGAGGAGCTAGAACAGCAGAAAGAATTACAAAGTGAAGTAGAGAAATCTCTAGGTAAAATAGAGCGTGAAATACACAACAAGATTGAACAACTAGCTTTAAGAGTATCTGTCTTTGAAGCACTCAAGCACCTTATTGTAGGGGGTAATGTCCTAACTTATCTACCTAAAAAAGGTAACATGAGAGTCTTTGGTATTACACAGTATGTATGTAGAAGAGATGAAGAGGGTACATTATTAGAAGTTATCATTAAAGAATCAGTAAGCCCTGTGGCTCTAGATGAAGAAACTAGAATGCAATTAGGTAAAGACCCTGATTATAAGACTGATGATGAGTGTGAATTATATACACATATCTACAAACTAGATGATAAGAAATATTATGTTTGTCAAGAAGTAAATGGTATTAAATTACCTGAGTCAATAGGCACATACCCAATAGACAACATGCCATACCAAGCATTACGCATGGTAAGAGTAGACGGTGAAGACTATGGACGTGGTTATGTAGAAGAATTTTTAGGTGACTTAAAATCATTAGAAGGATTATCACAATCATTAGTAGAGTCATCTGCTGCGGCTAGTAAGATAGTCTTTATGGTTAGACCTAATGCTGTCACACGTAAGAAAGATTTAGCACAGACTAGAAATGGAGATATCATAACTGGTTCATCAGACGACGTAAGCGTTTTGCAATCTGACAAGCAATATGATTTGCAAATAGTAGAAAGAAGTATAGGCAGACTAGAAGAAAGATTAGCTTATGCGTTCTTATTAAACTCCGCAATACAACGTAATGCAGAGCGTGTTACAGCTCAAGAAATTAGATACATGGCAGAACAACTTGAGATGGCTATGGGTGGTATATACTCATTACTATCACAAGAGTTTCAACTGCCTTTAGTACAAGTACTTATGAAGCGTATGTCAGACTCTAAGGAGATACCGACCCTTCCTAAGAACTCTGTTAAGCCTACTATCGTAACTGGTGTTGAAGCACTGGGACGTGGTAATGACTTACAGAAGCTAAGAGAATTTGTAGCTGAGATAGGTAATCTAGCTCAAATAAGTCCTGAAGTAGTACAATCATTAAACACTAGTGACCTACTTACTCGTGTTGCTACCAGCTTAGGTATAGACACTGAGGGTCTTATGAAGAGTCAAGAGCAACTAGCTCAAGAACAAGAAGCTCAACAGCAACAAATGCAGCAACAACAAATGATGGATATGGCACAAAGTGCTGTACCACAAGTTGCTAACAATCTAACAAAACCTGAATAATTAAAGGAGAAGAAACAAATGGTAGAACAAGTAGAAATTAAAGCAGAAGAAACAACAGCAGAGGCTACTGCTGAACCTGTATTAAAAACAGAGAGACCTGAAGGTTTACCTGAGAAATTTAATTCAGTAGAAGATATGGCTAAATCATATCAGGAACTGGAATCTAAATTAGGACAACCTAAAGCTGAGGAGTCTACATCTGAACCTAAAGCTGACGACAACAACTTAGAGATAGCTGAGAAAGCTACTCAAGCTGCTGGTCTAGACATGGGTGCACTAAATGCTGAGTATGCTGAGAAAGGTGAATTAGCTCAAGAGTCTTATGATGCTTTAGAAAAAGCTGGTATTAGTAGAGAATACGTAGACCAGTTTATTGCTGGACAACAAGCTGTTGCAGCTAAGCAATCAGGAGAAGTCAAAGCAATAGCGGGTGGTGACGAAGGTTACGAAGCCATGACTGGATGGGCTAAAGAGAATTTAACTGATGCTGAAATAGAAGCTTATAACTCAGCTGTAAATAGTGGAAACATGGAAACAACTAAGTTAGCAGTCACTGGTCTTAAAGCTAGATATGATGCTAACGAAGGTAGTGACCCTAAACTATTATCAGGCAAAGCTACAGGCACTGGTGAGAAAGGTTTTGAGTCTTGGGCTCAAGTCACAGAAGCAATGAAAGATGCTAGGTATGAGAAAGACCCAGCGTATCAAGCTGAAGTACAAAACAAAATAGCAAACAGTAACTTATAGGAGTAACTATGTCTTTGTATGCAAATATAAATAAACGTAAAAAAGCTGGTACTAGTAGAAGCAAAAAGAACTCTACTATATCTAAAAAATCTTATTCTAATATGAAGAAAGGTTTTCCTAAGAAGAAGAAGTAATGACTTTAAAAAGACACCAAAGCAAAACTGGCGGACTAAATGCCGCTGGACGTGCTTATTACAAACGTAAAACTGGGGCTAATCTCAAGCCACCTGTAACAGGTAAACCTAAGAAAGGTTCTAAAGCAGCTGGTAGAAAGAAAAGTTTTTGTGCAAGAATG